GCCGTCCGGCATCAACTGTGGCTTGCAAGGCCATGTCTTTATCGCCTGGCGGCTGGTCGTTTAGCGCATTGCGGCCCCGAAGCCCCGCGCACGTCTCATAGGCCCGCTGATAAGCCAGACCGACGCGATGTTGGTCATCCGTCAGCTCACCCGCCTTATAAAGCAAGCCAAGCCCATCCAACGCCCGAACCTGCCTCACTTCCCCGCGTCTCTCCGCCGACCGTTCGTCAGCCTCACGGAGCGCGGCCTTGCGACCTGCTGCCATTTCCTTGGCACGTTCTGCGGCTGCGTGGGTGGTGTGATATACGCCGTAAGTTGTCATGAGCGTTGATCCCCTAAAAATACTAAAACGGACAATATCCGCCGACACACAAACCGTCAACCGTTGGCTTCCAAATACCAGCTAAATCAGATGGCGCAAGCAATCCAAATTTCACAAGATGGTTGATTGCCAATGTCGGCGCGGTCAGTCTGGAAACCCTGCCCGCCCTAATCGCAAGCTGCAAAGTTTCCAAGTGATTTTGTGTTAGGTAATTCATAACCTCATTTCCTTCAAAATTGAAATGACGGCGGACTTTGAAGGCTCGTCTTTTAATTCATCAAGTTTTTTCGCCGCCGTCTTATATGCGGCATAAGCATCTTCTTGGCTGTCAAACAAACCAAGGTGGAAAGCGGTTTTTTTAAAATTAATTTTTGCACGCCATTTTTGAGCATTTTTGTGCCAATGCACGCCGCGATATTTAACCGCCGTTTCTGGCTTAGGATCAAAAACAAAATCAATAACAATCTGACAGCCTGATAAATCAGCAATGTCTGAAACGTTGATTTTGACGTAAATTGGTTTTATGATCTTAGTCATGTTGGGTGCTCCTGTAAAGCATTTGACAAGGACGCGGTTGAGGTCTGAGCAACCTCCCGCGTCCGATCTTTAAATCACAATTTTAACCACAATTCAAGTGGACAAAAATCGCCGCATCGAGACCGGACAGACGGACACCCTCTTAAGAGGGTGTGTCCTGTCCGTCCGTTCATCTTGCCTTGCCCCCATGTCTGTCCGTGTTGCCACCACAAAAAAGCCTAACCCTTTGTTTTTATTAAACCTGAAACGGACAGAAAACTTTTCGTCCGTTTCTGTCCGTTTCGTCCGTCGCATTTCTAAGCCTTTGTTTTTATTACGAGCCATGAAAAAACGCCAAAAATAAAACGGACATTTCAGCGTTTTTGCATAGCCTTCATTTCAAGCATCATTTGACCCGCTTGAACGGGGTCTAAGACGGCCCAACCAGCCCCTTCGGTGGTGATAATTTCCGCCGTCAAAAGGTATCCAATCATCCGATCTTCTGAAGATGGTTGCATGGCTTTTTTGGCCCCGGCTTCTGTCAGCCCCATGTGCTGAACCATGTATCGCATGAGCCCGGAGCGGGACACAAAAGGCCGTCCTTGCCCGTCGGTTTCATACCCAGTTACAGCCCACGCTCCGCGGAATTGTTTCATGTGCTTTGCAGTGGTGCCGTCGCGCTTTTCTGTCACGACAGCTTCTGCCTCGACAGGCACAACAGATGTGACCGCCTCGCCATCTTCATCTAGCCAGCCGTCGATCTTGACCGACTGCAATTCACAGAACAGGCTTTCGGGCGGCTCGCTGTCCTTCATTTTCTTGGCGACAATCTCAATTGCTTTGCCTGGCATAATAGCAATCTGGTTTTCCAACGCCCCGCGCCATGCCGAGGATCCCCGCGCACGGTGCTGGGCTTCATCGCTGACGCCAGTGTGATGCACCAAAAGAACGCTGCACCCAAACTCACCCATAAGCCCAGAGCAGGCGTCTAGCATCTGCTTGGTATCAACCGCGCTATTTTCATCGCCCGCCAAAAACCTGTGCAAGGTATCAACCACGATCAGGCTGGGCTTTTCATGCAAAGCCATAATTGCCCCGCGGGCCTGATTGTATCCTTGGGGCGTGTTTAGGTCACACCCTGACTTGGATAACCACATACGCATCAGCCCCTGTGGCTTATGGTGTTGCTTCCAAGCCGCCACACGAGCGCGTAGGCCGTGATGGCCCTCGCCTGCCAGATAGACCACCCCGCCCGCCGAAACCTTGCAGCCGCGCCATTCTGTGAAGCCAGAAGCGATATGCAGGCACCAGTCAAGCACACAGAAGGTCTTGCCGCCACCAGAAGGGCCAAAGACCATTGAAAGACCGTCACGTTGAAGCCAACCCTTAACCAGCCACCGAATCGGCGCAGGCTGGCTCGCCCATTCATCGGCAGGCACAAGCCAATCATTCTCAGGCGGCGCAAAGAGTGCCGCGGCGTCATGACCCGATTGCACATAATCATTCATGTCACCGATAATGGGCGGCATAATAATTCGGCACCCATATTTTGCCGCGGCTTGCTCAGCGTATTTCTGCCCCGTGCCTGACACGTCATGATCTGCAACGACAACCAAATCACCATGCGGGAACCTTTCACGAAGCTGGGACGTTACAGACACAAGACCCGACGCCGAATAAGCCGCAAACACGCGCTCGCCTGTTAATTGCTCAACCGTCGCCGCGGTGGCAAAGCCCTCGCAAATGTAAATTGGACCTAAGCCGGTGCCGATCTGATACGACATACCGCCCGTCTCGCCGCCGCTATGGTATAGTTTGCCACCGTCAGCAGAAATGTATTGAAGGCTCCGCAGATTGCCGTCCATGTCAAACAGGGGACACATTAGCCGCCCATCGCCTGTTACCCGTGTTCCGTGCGGTTGAACGCCCTTGCGGGCAAGGTATGGATGATCTGGGCTTGCTGGTGCGCCGTTTTCCCAGATGGTCAGCACCGTATCAGCCACCGTGTCGCGCTTGGCCTCTAAAGCCTCTTGGCGTGCTTTCTGCGCCTCTCTCATGCGGTTAGCGTTGGCCATCTTTTCGGCCATCGTCATTTCACGGCCAACGTCCGCCGTCCAATTAATCGCCACGCCATCGCGCCAATTACCGAACGAGCCCGCGGGAACCCCGTCACCCCAAGCCAGATACCAGCCAGCGTCATCGCCATTCTTTCCCGTAGGGCTAAAGCGGCGTATCTTTCCATCCATCACAATGGTTGCGGGCGGCGTCATGTGTTCGGCAATTGCATCAATCAATTGCTGTTCTGGACTGTCCGGGGTCTTAGGTGCAGGCGGAACAAACGACCCGCCAAAAATTGAAACCAAATCAGCCACGATTATTCACCCCCAAATAGTCAGCCAGAACCTTAATTGTCGACGGGTGCGGGCTTACCTTGCCAGCCGCAACCGCTTGCACCGTGTTTCGTGATAATCCAGTGCATTCAGCTACGCGCAACAGCTTGCGGTCTTTAAGTGCGCCGCGCACTAAATCTAGCGTTTCTTGGTTATTTATGTTCATAGCTTTGCACTCCTGCACATTTTCACTTGACATAACCTAGCATCGCTGCGATTGTCAACGGGCCATCAACCTGCATCAAGCAGACCGATGGTTGGAGCAACAACATGGCAATTAACCTAAAGACCACTAAGGGCTTGACCGCCGACCACGGCGTTAAGTTTCTTGTGTATGGCCAAGCGGGCGCAGGCAAGACAAGCCTGATTCCGACTTTGCCTAATCCAATTATCCTAAGTTCAGAGGCTGGGCTTTTGTCCATTGCCGATGCAAACCTGCCTTACATTGAAGTAAACAGCATGGCTTCACTGACAGAGGCTTATGAATGGCTTGTCGGATCAGACGAGGCCAAGCAATTTCAATCTGTGGCAATTGATAGCATCAGCGAGATTGCCGAGGTTGTCCTGATTGCCGAGAAGGCAATCGCGAAAGACCCGCGGCAGGCTTATGGCGCAATGCAGGATCACATGGGCGGATTGATTCGCGCCTTTCGTGACCTGCCTAACAAGCACGTCTACATGTCGGCCAAGCTCGAAAAGTCGCAGGACGAATTGGGCAAGGTGTTCTATTCGCCTTCAATGCCAGGCAATAAAGCCGGCCAAGCATTGCCGTATCAATTCGATGGTGTGTTTGCG